TCCGTACTTAGGAGTCCACCAGGAACCAGACGCAGCGCTACTGTTGTAATACTGTCTGTTTGCACTGTATGCCCATCTATTGTATCCATAAGCTGCCATCTGCAAGTTCGTCAGCCCGCTTGCTCCGAATTTTGTGGAACTCGATATCGTTCCGAGGTCAGTACCGCCAGAACCTTCTGCGAGTGTAAGCGTCTCAAGAGGTGTGGCACTTGACGCGCTGCTGAACGTATAAACACGCCAGTTTGACGGCGATACATCGGGTGCGCCCCATGTATAGAAACCGCCGCTAGATCCGACAACGATCTGCCCGTTTGCCGGAATCTCGGCTTCAGTCGTAAACTGGTATACTTTGTCCTTGATGCAATGCGTTCCCCAGTTTGTACCGATTGTGAAATGGTATGTTCCGGCAGGCATTGCTTCAGAAGCGGCAAGAATTGCCTGAGTTGCAGAGAACTGGACGCCTTGCATAGCATAATGGCTCTGAATAAACATACCCGGTACTATTTCACCGTCTTCTAGCTCGACATCACCAAAATGAACGACATCCCACGGCAAAACATAATTTGTTGTACCGTCACTCCAGTTCAGCATAATCTGGTCACCGTATGAGAACACATTCGCTGCTTCTCCAGAGCGTACGATCTCATGAATCTCGTTTAGGGTAGCTACTGGCGTTGCTGTTGCTTCTGCACTCACAAGCTGGCTTAATAATAAATTCTGTCTTGCTAACTCATCAGCAATCAAATGCCCTGTTGTATCTAATACGGGTGGTTTTGTAACTCGACTCATTGTTATTCTCCTTCTTTATGATTCTTCAAATGTAACACACAATGCTCCATCGACAACTGACAGCCCCAAATTATTTAAATCATCCTTTAAATCATCAACCGCTCCAATCGTAGTATCACGCCTCCATTTATCGGTATGCCACAATTCCGGCTCTGTAATCGGCGTTATGCACTTGTACAGTGTGCTATTAACCATAACGCGATCACCGACATTATACGTCCCGGATTCGCTGTCATATTGCGGAGCGATATCACCAATCACATTATTAAGATTTCCCTCCATGTGATTCCACTTTGTCTTATCTTCAGACGTAACGTGGATAGTGCTATCCATTTCATGGTTGATAAAATTGGTTGTCAACTGGGCAACATTCTCTGCGACGACTTTGTTCTGAAGAGGATTTTCAGAAGAGAAGGACAGCTCGCTATCTACAATAGTTTTGTTTGCTTCTGCCTCGATCCCGTCCAGCTTCGTCTTATCCGCTGCACTCATCAGACCGGCTTTGCTGGTCGTGGCATCGTAATAGATTCTGCCGATGTAGTTAAAAATCATATACGGCGTAGTTACGATCTGGAAAAGATGCAGTTCTGATGCTTCGGAAGGAATAGAAGCCGTCTGTCCCTTGTAGACAGTGTTCCCGCTGTATGATCCGATTTGAAAAGTATAGCCTTCTATATTGCCATTAGCAAATCTAACAAGCAAAAGGTCGTTGTTGTTAGGATTGAATCCGTCAACATCAATGGTCTTGACCGGATAATACGGGCCAGTGGTAGTCTTGCCGTACCAGACTTTTGTTTTTGATTCTGCGATTGTTTCAATGTCCGATTCGACAGACTCGATCCAAGCATTCAAATCGAGCTTATAGGTGTCGCTACCGTCATCGAGTGCAATATACGCCGGATCGGTTATGCCCTTTGTATTGAGTTCATGAATTTCCATATAGTTACTCCTTTATTTAACGCTTGTAATCTGTCCGTTGATTACACGGAAGGTTCTTCCGTTCGTTTTAATGATGCCGGTATACCCGCCATAATCGTCTGAGATATTCCCGATCTCGATGCTGTCATACTTATCCAGGAGGACATTCCAGACGGTCTTAATGACTTTTGCAGTCGCTACGACCAGAAGTTCTGGATAAACAACCTTGACGGTATCACACAGCTTTACACGTTCCAAATCTGCAATATCTCTGTACTCTTCCGTTTGCCACAATGCCACGAAATCAACTTTGATATTCCGCTTCGGCACCCACGGCGTATTTGCTTCAAGATACGCAATAGCCGCAGCCTGTAACTGTTGAGAAGTTGGCTGTGTATCAAACTTATCCGTTAGATCGAGCGGAACCGTTCTTGTTGGGCCGTTCCGGAACATGATCGGAGTGTCGTTCTCATCAGTTATCTCAGGATCTGGGCGAGGCGATTGTTCGATTTCTTCTGTCCAGTAGACACCGGAAAGCGATGAATATGCAGCGCCCTCCGTGACCACACCGGTCGAAGAATCCACCCAGAACGGGACCACCCTGTCATACAGATTCGACCCGTCTATCGTATCGTCAAGCTGTAATAAGTTCTTGCCGTATTGGATCGTTACGCCGTTGTCCTGGCCTCTGTGCTGATACAGCGTTACGTCCGTATTGTCGTAATAGAACTCTCCACCATACAGATCCAGAATAGATCCTTCCTGCCCTGCGAACAGGCTTTTAAGGCTTGACGGAACACTGACTGTATACCGCTGTTTTGTGGTGATGTCTGTGTAAAAACTGAACTCTGGGAGCAAAGTATTGCCATAGCTCCAGTCCCACATGTTATACATAGCCTCGGCAGCGGTATAAAGTGCTGATGGCGTATTCGGATTTGCCGGGACTACCAGATAGCTGAGTAAATACGAATAATGGAACGCATAGAAAACAGCCGTCCCGGCGATGGTAGCCGTTCGTCTGTAAATAATAAACGGCTGAGGATCTTCACCCTCTGACGGTACCGCTCTGACGATGCGCCCTATTTGAATCTGGTCAAAATGGATCCCATGAATGGGATATTCGAACTCCAACTCATAAATCGAATTGCGCTCTTCTGTACACCGGCAATAAATGCAATCATTCAAACGCCCGATCCCGTTCGACTCCATTTCATCGACATTCGTATTCGGATAGAAAAGAACAGGGATCATAAGTTGAAGTACCTCGGTATTATTGTCATATCGTCACCTTCCCAGCCGATCTCTGTGAGACCCGGCTGCAATAATGGGAAGTTGCCGCTTGAAAATGTAACAAGGTCGTTGGCGTTCTGACTGTTGTGGTAACAATCACAGAGTTCTGAATCAATGGTTATGGAATCGAAACCGCTTTCGACAACAATCTCTTCATCGCCCCAATATAATGTTCCGTTGCCGTTGACAGTAATCAGCGGCTTTGCCGGGAACGGTGTCGGGTTCTGAACCGATCCTTCGATGGTTATTTCTATCTCTTCATCGCCGCTTTTAAGAAATCTCTGCGGTTTACAAATGAAAGACAGATCAAACTCTCCTGCATCGCCCTGTTTTCTCGGACTGACATTAATGCCGCCTTGGAAATAAGCCTGCCTGAACTCATCTGGATTGTATGAATCCTCAAGTCGTTTGTAACCGTTTTGCGACAGAAGAACACTCCGAAGTGCGCCGATATTCTGCGCAAAATCGCTTACGATAAACGCTTTGTAAGTCAGAGTGATGTTTTTGTATCGTCCGCTGTCGATTATCAGATCGCCATTTCGACCGGGAACAGAAACGACATTGTATTCACGCTCTGGAGCATTATAAACGCCGTTTCTGGAGATATAAACGCCACAATCCCGGCTATCAATATTGCCAAATATGAAATAATTACGCATACGCTCTTTCTTTCTGCCTCTGCATGAACGAAAGCCTCTCCTGCACACGGTCCGCCAACTGGTTGACATCCATGCCAGGTGTCGAATAAATGTTTATAATCGTGTCTCCGCCTTTTGCGGCTGCAATATCACGAAGAAGCTGGTCTCGTCCGTAAACGATCTCTCCGGAGCCTCCGCCATCACCAAATCCTTTACCCGCTAATACGGTCGGAGAAGTGAACAGATACGGCATTTCATACGCCTTCTTGTACCATTCGACATGAATCTTCGGGATCGAAGGCGGGCTCAATGAAAACTCACCCTCAATCGAGAAGTGCGGGAGTTTGATATGCGGTAACGACCACTCGAACTTGAAGAAACTCTTGATCTTCTCAATAGCGTTCGAAACGAAATCTCTGGCTGCATCAATCTTTTCCTTGATCCCGCTCTTGATGTTCGTGAAGATATCCAGAACAGTCTTTTTAGCCAGGCTGAGTTTGTTGCTCATCGTTTCCTTGATTGAGCCGAACTTCTCAGAAACCGTTGTCGCAATGGACTTAGCTTTTTCTGATACAGTTTCCTTGATGTTACCCCATACTTCCTTTTGCTTCTCCAGCATTGCGGTCTGCATGGTCGTGACTTTGTCCTTCATGCTTGTCCATTTGTCGGACACCCATGTTGTTGCAGATGACACCGCATTCGAGACATTATCTTTCAAGGTGTTCCACTGTGTCGTGACCTTGTCTTTCAGCTTACCGACCGCATCGGAAACACTTTCTTTCAGGTTGTTCCATTTCTCGACAACAGCGTCTTTCAGCTTTCCGGCTGCTTCTTTGATTTTGTCCCAGTTCTTATAAAGCGCTACACCGATCGCTACAACAGCGGCGATTGCGCCAACGATCAACCCGATCGGAGACAGAAGCAAGCCGATAGCAACGGTCAAGGCACCGACAATACTAACAACCGGACCGAGTGCAGCCACGACCAGACCAGCTTTTACAATGGCATCCTGTACGCCCGGGTCAAGGTTATCCCACTTTTCTTTTAAGTCACGAATAACTTCGGCAACCTTTCTCAGAACCGGCTCCAGAACCTCTAAAAGCGTTCCGCCGACTTCTGCACCGAGTATCTTGATCTCGTTGAAAGTGGTCTTGAAGCTGTCTATTGGATCCAGCGTGTTCTCGAAGGTATCATCAACAGATCCACCCCAATCTTCCAAAGCATCAGAGAAGTCTGTCAGACTTAATTTGCCCTCTTCAACCGCTTTGGCGATTGCCGGGCCTGCTTTATTGCCGAACAGCTCCATCGCTGCCTGCATAGCTTCTGTGTCGGTGCTTGCGTTCTGAAGATCCTTCTGGAGATCTACCAGAGCCTTTTTCATCGGCACGCCCTGTTTCGCAGCGTTCTGGAGAGCCTTCTTTAATCCGCCGAGGACATCAGACGAATTAATTCCGTTCTTCTCAAAGCTGGCAAGAAGTCCGATAGAATCTTCGATGGACAGGCCCATTTCCTGTAAAGCCGTCTGGTTTGTCAGCAAATTCTGTGTTAATTCATCCACAGAAACGCCGGTCTCCTGCCCTGCTTTGTTGAGCATATCCAGAACATCGGCGGCAGAATCTGCGTCCAAATTAAACGCAGCCATTGCCGCCTGTACGTTATCAATCGCCGAGGAAACATCTGTATTGTTCAGATCGGCGAATTTGATGAACTTAGCAGAGAGCTTTTCCAGTTCATCGCCGGTGAGTTCAAATCGTGTGGCAACTTCGCCAACAGCTTCTCCTGCCGTTCCGAAATCTGTCGGAATACTGGTTGCAAGATTCTTAACGATATCCTGCATATTGGAAAGCTCTTCGCCGGTTGCGCCGGTTTTCTTTGCAACCGTGTCGAGAGCGCCGTCTAAGTCGTTAAACGCGGCAACAGACGCAGCGCCGACCGCAACAAGCGGAGCGGTGACGTTCTTAGTCAATCCTGCGCCGACATCCTTTATCTTGCCACCAATCTCTTTGAACTTATCTCCAACGGCTTTTACTTGTTGTTTGCCAACAGAACCGAAATCCTTTAATTCAGCCTCTGCCTTCTTCAGATCCTGCTCGGTGGCGATGATCTCACGCTGTAAAGCGTCCCACTCGTTCGTACCTTTGCCGACCTGGGTCTGCGCATCTTTCAGCTTTTCAAGACGTTCTTTTGTACTCTTGACCGCATCTTGAAGGTTCTTCTGTTTCTGTGTCAGAAGTTCTGTGTTCTTCGGATCGAGTTTGAGCAACTTATTAATATCTTTAAGGTTGCTCTGTGTCGTCCGGAGACTCTTATCAACAGAAGACAGCGCCTGTTGCAGCTTAGTAGTATCGCCGCCGATCTCTATTGTTATGCCTTTAATTCTTCCACTTGCCATTCTTAGAACCTATCAAAATCTTTCTGGTCTGCAATGTAATCCCACTCTTCTGCGTCATTGGCTTTTTCCGTGAACATATCACAGACAAAACCATACTCAAGGCTGCACAAATCGGACGGACGCAGCCCTATCTCGGCGCATCGAAGCATAAATAAACCTGTTGTATACGGGCGTTCCGTCAAGCGCCCTTCTTTTTTGGGTCAGAATTTTTTATTGTGTTCCCGAAATAAATGTCGGACATCTGACCTGTGGCGGTGATAATATCCATCGGTTCGAACTGGCTCAACCACTCGACATAAGAATCGAAATTGAGTTTTGTCAGCTCACTCATCTTGGAAGTTTTCGCCTGCATTGCCATGACGTAACCCATTTTCTGGAACAGATCAACATCTGGATCCTTTTCCTGGACTTTCCGAAGAAAATCCTCATGGAAAATATTTCTGTAAATAATCGGAGAGGCCGCGTTGGCGGCCATCCCGATCTCTTTTTCGCCGATTAACACTTTACCGTACATTGTTTTGCCTCCTTAGGTCGTTGTCGCCGCTGCTGACGGAATATAAACAGCAGAGTTCCAGCCTTCGTATGTCGTGTTGTCAGAGTTCTCTGTGCATTCTGCTTTGACGATCTCGGCATTTAACGAAGAATTATAGATGGATGCAATAGACAGGTTGAGAGTTTCTGTCTGAGGCTCAATCTGTTCGCCCTTCGTCTGACCGCTTGCAGCCGCTCTGGAACATGTGCAATTATACATGACATGTTTCGTTGCTTTTACATCGCCCTCAAACTGGAACAGAAGCGCAAAATGTTTAATCGGTGCGTTCATATCCTCGACCAGAACATCTTTCGCATCCTGGACCATGCCGAGTACATCCTTTTTAAAGGAATCAATCACGCGGGCAACTTCCAGAGATCCGGAATAACCGGAATTGCCGTTTCCAACCCAGTATTCTACGTTATCTGCGTAGAATTTGACGTTATCGCCCTGCGGTTCCAGAGAAAGCGAAACAGCTCCCGGAAATGCAACCGGTGTTCCATAGGTCATTGTGTTATTATCACCGGGAGTACCGACTGCATAATACACATTTTTTAAGCCGTATTTAATCTTGTTGGCCATTGTTAATTTCCTCCGTAATAACTACGTTAGTTTCGAAAACGACCAGATACATCCGTTCATCATCCAGCTTTTCCTCGGCTCTGGTATATACCAAATCTTTTTGAGAAAGTGCGGACTCAACGGATTCCTCAAGGTCGAAATCTTTGTTTTCTGTGTATAGTTCAATGACAAGCCTCACAATTTTCTGGTAGTTCTTGTCATCTGCGATGAAATCAATGTTGTCAGGGTAGAAAAAACAGATAAAAGGCGGATTCTGACCGGTCTTATCCGGGAATTGATAATAAG